GCAATACCGGCCTCGCAGATGTAGCCAGTGCCCGAGCCAAGCTCCTCGAATTCAGCCGCACCGTTCAATCCACGGGATGGGCCTTCAACACCGAAGAGCAGTTCCCCCTCTCACGGGCAGCCGATGGAACCATCACGGCCCCCCTAAGCGCCCTCAAGGTCTCCATTGACCGAACCGTATCGAGCGCCCAAGTTGCCCTCCGAGGCTCGAAGCTCTACGACAAGGCCAACCATACCTACCTCTTCACCTCCGACCTCAAGGCCACGGTGGTTCTCTTCCTGGACTGGGATGAGCTTCCCCAAACTGCGCGCCAGTACATCGCTGTGTGCGCTGCCCGGTCTTTCCAAGGAAACAACCTCAGTTCGGAAACTCTGGACAAACTCACTGAGGATGACGAGCTCAAGGCCCTTATCGCGCTGAAGGATGCAGAAGGTGACGATGGCGATTACAACATGTTCTATGACAGCTTCAGCGTGGCTGATGTTTGGCTGCGACCCGAGGCAGCGGTGACCACGCGCTAATGACCCTCATCAACAAGAGTATCCCCAGCCTGTTCAATGGGGTCAGCCAGCAGCCACCCACGCTGCGGCACGACACTCAGGCTGAAGTGTGTGAGAACGCCTACCCAACGATTGCCACTGGGCTGCGCAAGAGGCCCCCACTGACATACCTTGCGCTGCTCTCACGGTCTGTCATCAGCAACGCTTATGTCCATATCATCAATCGGGACACGACCGAGCGCTACGCAGTGTTCACGACCAACGGGAACATCCAGGTGTTCAGCCTGCTGGATGGCACCCCCCGCACTGTGACCTTTCCCGGAGGCAGCGCTTACCTAGCCTCCAGTTCCCCCCTCAGTGACTTCGAGATGGTCACGGTGGCTGACTACACGTTTGTACTGAACAAGTCCGTAACGGTTGCTCAGGGCCCCGTGAGTCCATCTAATCCGATCAATGTGGCCTACTTCGCTGTCCTGCTGGCTGAGCCGCACATCAACTACGCTATCAATGTGGATGGCTCGTACACCAGCGTCAACACGGGGGACACCGCAGACTCCGTGACGATTGCCACAACGCTGGCCTCACAGTTGGCTGCCCTGCTCGGCTCAGGCTACACGGCAGTGGTCCTCCCTAACACCTCCATCATCCAGGTCCTCAAGCTCAACGGCACCGCCATTAGCTCCGCAGGCATCCATGATGGGTACGCCAACACTGCGACCCTGGACCTAAACGTAGCGGTCTCCAGCTTCTCGCGGCTTCCCCCCACTGGGCCTACTGGTTGGGTCATTCATATCTCAGGTGACCCGGCAGGGGGCACCAGCGACTATTACGTGACGTGGGATGGGTCCAAGTGGCTTGAGACCACCAAGCCTGGGCTGGTCAATAGCTTCTCCGGGGCCACAATGCCCTGGAAGCTGGTGCGCCAGTCGGATGGCAGCTTTGTTTTCAACAGTGTTGCGTGGGGCTCTCGCCTAGTTGGAGATGACACGAGTAACCCCCCGCCATCCTTCGTGGGCCGCAAGATCACCGACATCTTCTACTTCCGTGGGCGCCTCGGCTTCCTGGCTGATGAGAACGTGTGTATGTCCCGCTCCGGGGAGTATTACAACTTCTGGGCGAAGAGTGCCACTGCAGTCCTCGATACGGACCCCATTGACACCAACGTGGGGACCAACAAGGTTTCCCTGCTGAAGTTCGCGGTGCCCTTCGATAAGAGCCTGCTTCTGTTCTCTGACCAGACCCAGTTCCAGTTGACAGGTGGCGATGCACTAACCCCCAAGAGTGTGCGGGCTGATGTCGCTACGGAGTTCGATAGCGGCACCGATTCACGCCCTGTTGGTATCGGCCAAGCGGTGTACTTCGGAGTCACTGCAGGCCAGCATACGGGGCTCAGGGAGTACTTCGTTGATGCCACTACGCTGACTAACGATGCAACTGACGTTACAGCGCATGTTCCCACGTATGTCCCCGAAGGACTCTACAGGATGGCTTCCAGTTCCTCAGAGGATGTCATCTTCGCGCTGTGCCGTAGTGAGCCGAACGCCCTGTACGTCTACAAGTTCTTCTGGTCTGGGAACACTAAGTCACAGTCCGCTTGGTTTAAGTTTGTGTTCGCCAGTGACACCCAGGTGCTTGGTGCTGAGTTCATTAACAATAAGTGCTACTTCATTGTCAACCGCCCTGATGGCACCTATCTGGAGGCGATGGACCTGCAGCCTGACCTGTCAGCAGGTGGGATGGGCTTTGATGTCCTGCTGGATCATCGCGTGGAGATCACAGGGACTTATAACGCCTCCACCAATCTGACCACGTTCACGCTCCCCTATGCAGCGCAGGCAGACCACTCGCTGGTATTGGGGACCACATTCACCGGGAAGGTCGGCAAGGTAGTTCCCTACACAGTGGTGGACACGTTCACAATCACCGCTTCCGGAAACTACACGGGCGGCCCTGTGTTCTTCGGGCAGAACTACACGATGCGCTACAGGTTCTCCGAGCAGTACGCGAAGGACCAGAACCAAGTGGCCATCACCAACGGCAAGCTCAAGCTGCGTAGGTTCTTCCTGGACTACACCGATAGCGGATACTTCTACGTGGAAGTACAGCCGAAGGCGCGGGACACGTACACCTACAGGTTCACCGGCAAGGCCCTCGGGACAGCATCAGCCACCTTGGGGGTTCCCTCCATCCAGTCCGGTACGTTCACCTTCCCGGTCCTCACGGCCAATCTTGGGGTGCGCATTGACCTCATCAACGACTCCTATCTCCCCTGTGTATTCCAGTCGGCAGGCTGGGATGCAGAGTTCGTCACCTTCGGGAGGCGCATGTGATTATCCGTAAAGCAACTGAAGCGGACTGCTATGCGCTCTTCCCACTCCTCCGTGAGTGTGACCGTGGGGAGATTCTATTGGCCACCGGAGATGACACCGTTCAGGTTCTTCTGCGCTCTATCGCTGCCTCTGAGGAGGCGTGGGTTGCGGAGGAGCCTGATGGGACTCTACTGGGAATCTACGGGGTAGCGAACGTTGAAGGCATGGGTGGCGTATGGATGCTCGCTACTCCAGCGGTCTACCGCCACCCCAAGGCGCTTGTTCAGGATGGGCGGAAGTGGGTTGACGGCCTTCTGAAGCGGTACTCCATTCTGTTCAACTTTGTCCACGCGGAGAACCTCCGCTCCATATCCTGGCTCCGCAAGCTGGGCTTCAAGATTGGTGAGCTAGTACCGGACTTCGGGGCTGGCAAAGCCCCATTCCACTTCTTTCACCGGGAGCCGCCATGTGCGAGCCAGTAACAATCTCTACCACCACAGCGCTGGCCATCTCTATGGCTGTCTCAGCCGCCAGTGCTGCTAGTGCATACGTAATGCAGAGCCAGGCTGCGCATCGCCAAACCGATGCTGCTCAGTCTGCGTATGACCAGCAAGTTCTGCAGATCAAGAATCAGGAGGTAGAAGCCTCTCAAGCAGCCTCCTCGCAGATGTCCGAAAGGGCGCGACAGGCGATGATTGAGACCGGCCACCTACAGGCCCTAGCTGCCGAGTCAGGGACCAACGGAGGGGGCTCGAATGATCGAGTCACTAACGAGGCCAACTTCAATGCTGGAACTGACATTGCAGCGATGGAAGCTAACGCAGCGTCGCAGCAACGGGACCTTGCTAACCAAGCTCGGGGGGCCGCTTCACAAGCCTCCCAGCGTATGGCGAGTATCCAGCAGCCTAGCCTAATCGGCACTGGGCTTCAAATTGCTGGGTCAGCCATGAGCTCCTACACGGGATACCAACGGGCCAACATGCTGGCGGCCGGAAAGGTTACAGCAGCCCAAGGCACCACTTAAACCATAAACTATCTGAGGATAGGAATGCCACCGAACAACACGCAGCAAATCACCCAGCGCGGTCAGGGCTCCCCCGGCCAGCAGGCAGCGACCTTCCAGCCCCAAGAGCGAACAATCGACACCTACGCGGGTGCGGGGCAGAATGACCCCACCCTCATGGGCCTTGTTGATGGCCTGAAGGCGTTCAACCCTGAGCTCCAGCGGTACACGCAGTTGAAAGAGCAGGCTGCCGCAAGCGATGCGTTCAAGGCTGGCACCGCTCAGGGAGAACTCGCTGATGCAAGCCTCACTGATGCACAGACCGGTGGCATCAAAGTCCCTCCTCCCGAAGATAGCTATAAGGTTGACCCAGCGTTCTCCCAGACATTCGCTGCGGGCTACCGGAATTCGGTGGGCCTGAAGATTGGCTCGCAGGTCCAGACTGACATCCTCTCGGCTTACGCTGAGAACAAGAACAAGGATGGCTTCGACCCGGAGCAGTTCCTTCATGAGCAGGTAGCGCAGCACACGGCTGGCCTCTCAGACCCCGCTATCGTTGAGCAGGTGGCGAAGAGCGTTGCTGACACCTCGAAGCACATCCGCACGGACTACGCTCAGGTTCAGTTCACGCGGCTCAAGGAGACCGCCAACGGCAACATCTCGGCAGCCTTGGATTCCGTGATGAGCCCCACAGCGAACCCCGCTGACATCTACAAGGGGATCATCTCCACCGTAGAGCCTCTCCGTGGTCAGCTCGGCACGATGACTCGCCCAGAACTCTGGGACAGTGCACTGGACAAGATCACAGACCTGTCACGCAAGGCAGGTGGCCGCCCCGAGTTGTTCGATGTGTTTGACCAGAAGGACCCGAATACCGGCCTCACTCCGATGCAGATGAACCCCAAGCTCCAGTCCGAAGTTACCCGGATGCGGAGCAAGGCTGAGGAGGAGCAGAACAAGCGCATCGAGCAGGGCCAGCAGGTTGACTTCTTCAAGACCCGGCAGGGTTATGAGGACAATGCTGCCAATGGTGTGATGCCCTCGATGGACGACATCGCGCACCACATCAGCCCCCTCGGAATGTTCAAGACTGGGGCTGAGGCATCGAGCTACTACAACCACCTTCAGGGCATCGCAGACAAGGCACAGGATGGCCTCGCTGCCATCAATGCCATCAACAACGGCCAAGGCTGGGGACTCTCCAAGGATGCCTACAGCAAGGGCATGGATGCGAAGCTGCAGGGACCCGTGGGTGTTCTCATGGGGGCTGCAACGAGTACCCAAGGCGGGGACCTAACGAAGAGCCCTGATGTCCAAGTGGCCCTCCAAACCATTGTCCAAGCCACCGCCCGCTCGGGCCGCTCGGACATCCCTAACCCGAAGCTCAAGGGCCTCGTAGATGGAACAGTAAATGCACTCCCCACGAAAGACGGTCAACCTTCGTCTCAATTTAACACTGCTGCAGCGCTGTATGGTGGTCTACCTGACCAAATCCGCTCGGCTTACTTTGATGAGAAGGCGCAGACACTCTTTAGCTCCTACAAGTCGCAGGTTGACTCGGGAGTAGACGCGGCAACGGCCTATCAGAACGCCTACCGCTCAATCTCCCCGGAAGCACAGAAGGCCGCTGAGCTCCGCATGCAGGACCCCAAGTGGAAGGCTGAAGTGGCCAAGACGGTGAAGGACATTACCGTGGACTTCGCCAACAAGATTCCGCTGGTGGGCAGGCTCTTCGGTGGAACTCCTGAGAACACCCAGGCTGCCGAAGGGTGGGCAGTGGTTCAGGCTAACGACTACTACAAGCGCAACCCTAATGCCACCCCGGACCAAGCTAAGGCATGGCTGCAGGAGCAGTACAAGAGCACCCATGTGTTTGACCCGGTGAACAAGATTGACGTGGAGGTTCCTCCGCAACGCGCCAGTGACCAGACCGCCGAGGCCCTCTCAGCGTACACAGAGAAGATGCAGGCGAAGTACGGCAGTGATGACCTGAAGGTGGCGCTCACGGGTTACAAGGACGGCTCTTATCAGCTTGGCCTGTTCCGCAATGGCCAGTACGTGGGCACGGCCAATCCCAATGTCTCCTTCGACCAGATCATCAAGGACCACAGCTACACCAAGGCGTTCTCCCCTGATGAGCAGGCTGGCATGGCTGCCCTGACGGACAAGCTGAACAAGGGCACTGCCACATCCCAAGACCTCATCGACAACTCCACGGTGCTCGCTAAGGCCCGCAGCTTGGGTCTCGTGAATGACTCCGTGCTGGGAAAGATTAAGGACGTGCAGAAGAAGACCTTTGACGGCGCCCTCAGCAACGCCTTCAATCTCCCTGCGGACCCCAAGCTGGGTAACGGGTGGTTCTTCAATGACAAGTCGGACTTCTCGGGCCTGAACGGCTCCCGCCTCACTGGGCAGGGCAGTGCGATGCAGGTTAAGCAGGCTGACCAATTCCTTGGCTCGGGCAACCTAACGGCATCCATGATTGCTATGGGTGAGGGGCTGGTACTGAAAGCAACTGATGACCCTAACCCGAAGTCCGGAAAGAACATTGGCTATGGGTACTCACTCAACGCGAACGCTGACAACATCGCTGAGGACTTTAGGCGCGCCCAGATTCCAATGAGCTCCCTGGAGGGGATCAAGTCAGGGAAGGTGCAGATCACTCCTGAGCAGGCCGCGCGCCTTCTCGAAGTCACCGCCCCCCGCTATGAGCAGCGAGCGAAGGAAGCTGTGGAGGCCGCACATCCTGGCCTATGGACTATGGTCTCTGCGGGGCAGAAGGCTGCACTGGCCGATGTCGCCTATCAAGTTGGAGATGTTGGCCAATTCAAGAAGGCCATCACCGCACTGGCCAATAAGGACCTAGCAGGCTTCCAGGACGCCCTTAAGGTTACCTACTCAGATAAGGACGGCAACCGGCAAGAAGACGTTCGTAGAAACAAGCTGCGCAACCTGATGATTAATGGCACCTCCTCCTGGAGCCAGGGATTACTGGAGGCCAGCCGAACGGCACAATAACTACCTAACAGGAAGGGCTCATGCCTAATCTTAATATTCAGCAGTACATCGAAGATAGAGTGAAGGTTGACCCTGACTCTGGGTGCTGGGTCTGGAGTAAGGCCAAGGCCGCCTCCGGATACGGAGTTGCCAAGGTGGGAGGCAAGACCGCATACGCCCACCGACTCTCCTTCAGGGCTTTCAAAGGGGAACCGGGCGAGCAGATATGTCACACCTGTGACAACCGTGAGTGTGTCAATCCCGACCACCTGTTCAGCGGCACTAACGCGGATAACGTGGCAGACATGCTCGCTAAGGGGCGGAACCAGCGGGGCTCCACGCACTGGAACGCGAAGCTGGCCGATGAGGATGTGCTGGAGATATACGCCAGCCAGCACCTCCAAGCGGACCTCGCTGCGCAGTTCGGCATCTCCCAAGCCACAGTGAGTGCGATTAAAAATGGCAAAGCGTGGGAACACGTTACTGAAATCTCTAGGCAGGCTTGATGGCAACCCCTACACCACAGCTTCAGTCGGCTCTCGCTGACAATTCGCAACTCGTAGACACCGCGCCCTCAGCGGCACCAGTTACTCAACAGACGGCCCCGCCAGTTGACGCAGTAACGCAGGACACCCAGAAGCAGGAGGCATCCTATGGGCTCACCTCGAAGGACTATCTGGGGGCGATGTGGCGGCAGGACTCATGGATTCCCGGCCTCATTGACCACTACGCTGGTGCTCAACTTGCACCGGACCCGACCTACAACCCCTATGACGAGTCCGTAACTAAGGACCTGAATGACGGGGTGTGGCCTGAGTTCCAAGGTGCGTTCTCCCAAGCCACCTCCGCAGGGCAAGCAGCATGGATCAAGCAGAACATCCTGCAGAAGCAGAAGGACCTGCAAGACCTCTCCACACTGGGCACTAAGGGCAACGTAGGCCGATTCGCTGCGGGCATGGCGTTCGGCATTGTGGACCCCATCAACCTCGTGGCAATGGCCGCATCAGGCGGCACTTCACTCCTCGCTCGGGGGGCTGAGGTTGCCGCTACGGTTTCCCGTGCTCGCTCCATCGCTACCGGCTTGGGAACTGCAGGCATCCTCGGGGCTGGCACTGAGAAGCTCCGGCAGAACTACAACTTCGAAGATGACAAGATGGGGGTCCTCACCGCAGGGCTCACCTCGATGGCCTTCGCTGCCCCCTTCGTTGGTCTCCACGCTCACGAGCAGGCCAAGGTATCCCAGACGGCTATGCAGGAGGCTAACGCCATCGAGTCCCTCCGCAAGCAGCAAGCAGGGGAACCGCTGGAGCCCCATGAGGAAGCCAATCTGCACGCCTACACGGAGAACCTAAAGAAGGCTATGGATGTGGAGGCGGGGCGCGCTGAGCAGACACATGAGGCTCCCGCTGCTGATTCACAGAGCCCTGATGGTGGCGATTCCAGCGGGGCTCCTCGGGAACTTCCTATGATGGTAAACGGCGACTCACATCCGTTCACTATCAAAGGCGGTGAGGTCATCACCATTGAAAAGAGGCCAGTCAAGGGCTCTGGGGCGGTAGCGCCTGGCTATACCCCCGGTGAGATGGACCCTGCGGAGTTTGTGGCCAAAAACCAAGCTGGCGAGGAAATCGGGCACGTTCAGTTCTCCCCCAACGACCGTGCCCTAGATTCAGAGGTGCGGAAGGACTACAGACGCAGGGGCATCGGGACCTACCTGTATGACCTCGCGGAGCAGCATGGCGCTGTCATTGAGGGCGGGGAGAAACTGGGAACAGTCTCTCCTGATGCGATGGCACTGCGCGCATTCCGGGATGGGCGTGAAGCTAAGGCCACCACCCCGCTTTCTGAGGCACCAGCCTATGAGAACACCGCAGACCGCTCAGTGTTCGGCATGGCGGACTCCGTAGGTGCAGCCCGTGCGGACCCTAACGAGCGCCTTGCCTCCCTTGCGGACCAGCCCACAGCCCTCACCCACTTGGGAAAGGTCCCAATCCGCTGGGACTTCTACACCCACTTCAACCAGTCTGAGAATCCCGTGTTCCGCTTCCTCGGGAACAAGCTGGTCAAGGATGCCATCGGCAACGATGCCCACGAAGCACAGGGATGGACCGCCTCAGAGCTCAAGTCACAGTACCGCAGAACCCTCGAAGGCGGTTTCCACCTGGAAGCTCGTAGGGCATTCGATGAGGCCGCTAAGGTCCGTGGGATGAACTTCTTCAAGAAGCGCGCTGCTGTGGACCAGTTCTACTCGGACATCTCCAGGGTAGCCCGTGGGGACACTGACGTACTCAAGGCGAACCCCGACATTGCTGCACAGCTTGAACGCGGGGCCAAGGCTCAGAAGGACTTCTACACTGAGATGCGCCGGAAGATGGAAGCTGCTGGGGTGGAAGGCGCTGAGCACATCCCGGATAACCCCCAGTACGTGAACCGGGTATGGAAGCAGGACAACATCCGTGAAGCGTTCGCCAAGTACAAGGACCAGATGTATGAGGTCATTGGCCGCGCTATCAAGCTCGAAGGGGTAACTGGAGATGCCGCTACGGCCAAGGCTAAGGGCTTCATGGATGCCGTGATGAAGCTGGAGTTCAGCCATGCCATGCAGGACATCCACCTCTACGCCAAGGACATGGTGACACTCCGGGAGGAGCTCTCCAACTCTGGCCTTAAGGACCACGAGATTAACTCGCTGGTTGACCTGATGTTTGACCGTAGGGGCAGTAAGGACCTCGATGCTGGACAGGCGGGGCCCCTCAAGGCTCGCTTGGCGCTCAACGAGAACCACGCAGAGCACATGAAGGATGGCTCAGTGTTCCGCATCTCGGACCTCTTTGAGAATGACTCACGGCTCCTCGCTGGCCGCTACATGAACTCTATGGGCGGTCACTTGGCTCTCGCTGAGGTCGGCATCAAATCCCGCGCTCAGTTCATGGCGAAGATGCGTGAGGCTGAGCAGTTCCACACGGAAAACGCGATGACTTCCGGCTCTGGCAAATACAACCGGGTGAAGCAGATGATGCAGGATGTCTACGACAACATCACTGGCCGCCCTATGTCCACCCAGAGTTTCAACCGGGCTGACCGCGTTCTGGGTGCCATGCGTGCCTGGACGCGCTCCGTCATGCTGGGGCAGTTGGGTATCCCTGCTGCGCTGGAAATGAAGAACGCCATTGGCCTCACCTCGATGCGCGCCTTCATGCTCCATGTCCCCACGTTCTCCAAGATCATCCGCAGCTTACAGGCTGGCCATGCTGCACCTGGGGGCCTTGAGGCAGCCATTCATCACCTCACGGGCCACGGTCTGGAGCATGTGTCTGCCTATGCACGTCAGCACGAGATTACGGACTACTCCTATGATCGCGGGCTCACGGGCTTCGAGAACTTCTCGGGCAAGCTCTCCCACGCAGTAGACCACCTCTCGGGCAACTCAGCAGCCACCTCAGCCACCCGCATGATGTCCGCTCGGATGGTCATTCAGAAGCACATCGACTTCGCCGTAGGGCACAAGGAGATGACTGCGAAGCAGCGTGAGCGTATGACGCACAACGGTGTGGGCACGGATGACCAGCCTGATGTCCACGCGGCACTCAAGAAGTACACCACGATGGACGGCAACAAGGTGGACAACGTGGACTACGAGAAGTGGAGCCGTGAGGCCCCCGAGACTTACAGCAAGTTCCAACTGCTGCTGTCTCGTGAGGTGCGTGATGCTATTCAGGATCACGACTTGGGCGAGACCATCCCGTTCATGCACACCACCGTGGGCAAGATTTTCTCTGAGCTCAAGACGTTCGTGCTGGTGGGCCATGCCAAGCAGTTCCTCAAGGGCATCCACTACCGAGACTCAACCACGGCTGTCCAATGGATGTACTCGTTCGTGGGCGCTGCTCTTGAGTATTCCCTGCAGAACTCCATCAACTACTCCCACGACCCCGATAAGCTGGCCCAGCGGCTCTCCCCCTCGGCCATCGCCTTGGGCGCTGTGAGTCGCATGGCCGTGCTCGGCATCCTCCCGCAAGTGATGGACACCGCGTATCAACCGCTCAGCGGGGGGCAGTCGCTCTTCGCTAACGGCACCGCCAACACGGACAACCGGAACATCTTCCTGACCCCCTCGATGATCGAAGGTGCGCGGTTGGCTACCTTGGGGCAAGTCGTGGGCAGCACTATTAACCCCTTCAGCACCAACACTATCACCGAGAAGGAGATGCGCGATGCACTTGGGGCTGTCCCTGGCGGCAACCTGTACATCATGCGCAACGTGAACGATATGATCGGCAGCCACTTCCCGAAGTACAAACCGCACCCGACTAACTAAGGTGGCAGTTAAGAAGGAAGCAAGACCCCAGAGCGTTCGTGTTCTGGGGAAAACCCACAGCATCAACTACAAACCAACGGACGAGATGCAGAACGCCTACGGCCTGCACTGGCCCGGTAGGCAACGTATAGACATCCAAGTGGACCTACCGGCCAGCGAAGAAGCCGATACGGTCCTCCACGAGATTCTCCACGCGATTCTCTTTCAGATGGCCGTGCTCCTTCCTCCCGATGTGGAGGAGCAGTTCGTGCGCTCCGCAGCAACAGGACTCTACGCGGTCCTTCAAGACAACCCTCAGCTTGCCAAGTGGCTCATTCAGCCCCGCGCCTGACACCCCTCAATACCTCCAAGCTATAAGGTACGCAATGTACGCACGAGACCAATCTACACCGGATGGTTCCACTAAGATTTACAGTATTTCATTCCCCTACATCTCCCAGGACCACGTTGAGGTACGCGTAGGAACCACGCTGCTAACCAAGGGGGTGGACTACACGTGGATCAACTCACAAAGCATCAGCCTCAACGTGGCCCCCGCAGTTGGCGCGGGCATCGTGGAGCGGCGCCGCAATACGCCTAAGGGTGCCCTGATGGTTACCTTCCAGGACGGCTCCACGGTAACCGCCGATGATCTGAACCTCGGGGACACGCAGCAGATTTACGTGGACCAGGAGACGGCAGACACCCTGGCCGATACGCTCCGGCCCGATGGCTTCCTCAATTGGGATGGTCAAGGCCGCAGGGGGACCAACTTCGCTGACCCTTCCGAGCCGCTGGACTTGGTTAACAAGCGGTATCTGGACTCCATCCCTAACTCGGCCTCGAATGCGGTGGCTGCCCTCCAGACGGCCTCAGCGCTGGATGCAGGGACCCTCGGTGGTTTCGAGTTCTTCCCTGTTACGCGGGGCGCTGGGACCCTCCTCCAGACCACCCTCACGAAGATTGCCTCGTGGGTTACCCAAGTGTTCACTGGCTTCACGAACTCTGGGGTGGGGGCCATCGCTCGGTCCATTCAGGCTCGCTTCCGGGACACCCTCCACGTAACGGACTTCGGAGCCACGGGCGATGGGGTCACGGACGACACTGCGGCAGTTCAGGCAGCCCTCAACGCCTGTAACAGTTGGAAGGCCCTGCTGTTTCCCGCAGGCACCTACAAGATCACCGGCCAGCTTGTGGCATCAGGCATGGTTGCTATCCAAGGTCATGGGATGTCTGCCACCCGCCTAGTGTTCAGTGGGAACTCCAACCTTAGAATCAATAGCGGCCCCATCATTACCGGCCCCGGTAACCAAGTGTTCATCGCAGGTATCTCGCTTCAGTCGGACGATACGCTGAACACGAGCACTGCCCTGCTGGACATTCGATTCCCCTCAGGTGGCAACGGGAGCACAGCACGGGGCGTTCAGCTCACTGACGTGGAAGTGTGCGGCACCTCGCTGGCCAAGGGCTTCATGGGCGGTATCAACCTGTTCAACGCCACCACGTTCAAGACCGCGCGGCTGCGAATCACGAACTCCAACACTGGCGCTGGTGGGTTCACGGCGGGTTCTTTCGGCCTCAAGTGCGATACGGACTCACAGGCTGGGGACTGGTACATTGACCAAGCTGCCATCTACTTCTGCGACAACGCAGTGTATGGGATTGGCGAGGGAGCCAACGCTGGCTTCGAGGGGCTTACGCTGACGGAATGCCTTCTCGTGGCGAATAACGTTGGGCTTAACGTGGCCTCGGTCACCTCTCACCTCTACGTGCGCGCATCTGGGTGTAACTTCAACTGCGTTACGAAGTGCATCTCGCTGCAGAATATGCTGTGGATTGACATCACAGACAACATCTTCTACGCATACGACACGGGCGTTACGGTGGCAAGCTGGATTGGCGTATCGCTGCTGATGAACGATACCCCTCACGGCCTGAACTCCACCAACATGATTCGCGGGAATGTCTTTACGGGATTCACCACGAGCCACGCCACTTCCCGTAACGGTATCGTATTCCAGACCAACCCGAACCTGCTGGACTCGCAGACGCTCATTGACGCCAACTCGTTCTCCAACTTGGAAGGCGGTCTGGTGCTGTTCTCGGGCGCAAACAACGTGACGTTCACCAACACGAACTCGATGGCCAACGTGGGCACCGCCGTGCAGGACTCCAGCGGTCAGAGCTCCAACAGGCTGGCCTACGCCTCCATCGGGGTCAGCGGTGGGGAGCGCTCGAACACAGGCGTAGAGCGTAAGTGGGGTGTCACCTCCACCACGCTGGACGCTGGCGGGCGCGGGTATGTCAACTTCCCCGTAGCGTTCAAGTCCGCACTCTTGGTTGCCTTTGCTCAGAATAGCTTCGCGGGCTCTGGCAACAACCTCCCGGTTACCGTAGACCTCGCCAACTCCACGAAGTCCCAGTTGGTCTTCTACGTTCAGGGCGGTAGCGCAGGTCTCAACTACCAAGTAGCTTGGGAAGCCATCGGCAACTAAGCAACACCTCAGCGCCCCGGTAGGTTCTCTACTGGGGCCATCTCCCTCTCTTTAGCGCGCAACCTCATGCAACTTGCAGAACACACCAAAACCCTCCTCACACTGGCCGGCATCGGAGCAGCCATCACCATCGGCAAGCTGCTCTCTGACGGTGAGCCGATGAACGTCAAGCGCGTGGCTGGCCGCGTCATTGTCGGCTCTGGCCTGAGCATGGTGGCCTCCGCTGCTGTCGCTCTGTTCCCCAATCTCCCCACTGAAGCTGTCTGCGGGGTATCCGCTGCACTGGCCATCTTTGGAACTCACTTCCTCGAAGACCTCGTGCGCTCGAAGCTCGGCATGGGTGCGGAGGCAAAGCAATGAGCCAAGCATCCAAGGACTCCCTCAACGAACTCCACGGGCTCATCGCAGAGACCCTTACGGGGGCCATTAAGGCATTCAAGGGCAAGACCGACCCGGAAGACCTGAAGGGCCTCGCAGCCCTCGCTAACGTAGCCAAGAGCTTCCTCAAGGACAACGGCATCGAAGCCATCCCGGAAGCCAACAAGCCCCTCCAGTCGCTCGCTGCAGTGCTCCCGTTCCCTGGCCACGTTGGTGGTGAAGGTGAAGACGATGAGCCGCAAGTAGCAACACGATAAGACCGCTTTACAGCCCCTCTACGGGGCTCCCATCCCTTACCCATACGCATCCCCTAGTGGAACCCTAGGAGCGGCGTGTGCGGCCTATACGCGAGCCCTATGGCATCTCCTGTAAAAGACCCTATCGCTGCTGACCTCCGCAACATGGTCTTCGTTATCTGGCAGCACTTGAACCTCCCAGCCCCTACGCCAGTCCAGTATGACATCGCAGACTACCTCCAGCATGGCCCCAAGCGCCGCATCGTGGAAGCCTTCCGGGGAATCGGCAAGAGCTGGCTGACTGCAGCCTATGTCATCTGGTTGCTCTATCGGGACCCTGAAGAACGCATCCTGGTGGTCTCCGCATCGAAGGCACGGGCTGATGCCTTCTCCACCTTCGTTAAGCGGCTCATTGATGAGATGCCGCTGCTGCACCACTTGAAGCCACGAGAGGGCCAGCGGGACTCCATCATCGCCTTTGACGTTGGCCCTAGCTCTGCCCACCAAGCGCCATCGGTACGAAGCGTGGGTATCACTGGGCAGCTTACGGGTGGCCGTGCTACTCGTATCGTGGCCGATGACGTGGAGGTTCCCAGCAACTCGATGACCCAAGCGCAGCGGGACAAGCTGAGCGAGTCGGTCAAGGAGTTTGATGCAGTGCTGGTCCCCAACGGGGAAATCACCTACCTCGGGACCCCGCAGACTGAACTATCCCTCTACAACCTGCTGACAGAGCGCGGCTATGAAATCCGCATCTGGCCCGCACGGTTCCCCAGTGACAAGCTCATGGCCTCCTACGGCCAACGAGTGGCCCCCTTCATCACCAAGCAGCTTGCCAAGAATCCGAAGCTGGCGAGTGACTGCGGTGGCCGTGGTGCCCCTACAGAACCCTCACGGTTCCATGACCTCGACCTGTTTGAGCGTGAGGCATCCTATGGCCGCTCAGGGTTCGCCATGCAGTTCATGCTGGATACCTCGCTCAGTGACGAGAACAAGTACCCGCTGAAGCTGGCTGACCTGATGGTGCTGGACTTGAACCCCGAGATGGCCCCTGTGAAGCTCGTATGGGCCTCAGGACCGGATCAACTGCTCAAGGATGTACAGGCAGTGGGGCTGCAGGGAGACAGGCTCTATCGGCCTCTATTCGTGTCTGGTGAGTTTGCTGAGTATCAGGGCTGTGTCATGGCCATTGACCCCTCGGGCCGTGGCGGTGATGAGACCAGCTATGCGGTAGTGGCCATGCTCAACGGGCAGCTCTACCTGCTGGACGCTGGGGGCTTCAAGGGGGGCTATGAGGACGCTACGCTCCAGAAGCTCGCTGACACCGCCAAGAAGTACAAGGCCAAGCAGGTCATCATCGAATCAAACTTTGGCGATGGGATGTATTCTAAGCTCTTCACCCCCTTCCTGGTCCGCACCTATCCCTGCACCCTTGAGGAGATTCGCAGCAGCCAGCAGAAGGAGAAGCGCATCATTGACACCCTAGAGCCCGTACTGAACCAACACAGGCTCGTGGTGGACACCAAGCTCATCAAGCGGGACCAAGAGAACTACAACGAGTACCCTCTGGAATCCTGGACCAACTACCAGCTCTTCTACCAGATGACTCGGGTAACCAAGGAGCGCGGAGCACTGGCCAAGGATGACCGCCTTGATGCACTGGCGATGGCTGTGGCTTACTGGGTGGAACAGATGGACAAGGACACCCAGAAGGTGCTGGATGACCACAGGTCTGAGATGCTCCGCTTGGAGCTCCAGAAGTTCTCTGACCATGTGCTCGGAATGGCCCCTCCAGAGGACAACTGGGCCGACAACTGGTGACCACCGGAATCCCTTACGGGGTCTGCGAGAGCGAGGGAAATGGAGTCTATAACCCACCTCTCGCAGGAGGGATGAATATCCCCCTATAGATACTCTTAAGATACTCTATAGATAGACTATAGATACCCTTAAGATGGCCTTGAAATTGGCTTAGGCTTCTTCCTACACACTGCACCCACTCATCCCCTCCCCTTAGAGGCATCCCCTCAGGGTAGGTCGCTAGTGTCACACAAGAGCCTTGCAGTGATTCCATCCAGTTCACTCCAGTGCTTCTTGTGGTAGCTCCCACACTTCTCACACCTCAGGTGTTGTAGGGACACGATACCCCCACAGGCAGTGCAGGCCCTCTTGGCGTTGCTCACTACTGTGGTGTCTTGCTGGCGCTCTAAAGGCGCTCTTCTGGTGAACCCGAACATGTACCCTCCAAGGCACCCTGCTGATAGATTACAGGCAGTCTACAGGTATCGTAGGAGGATTCCAATAGGGACCCTTGAAATGTTCTGGGGAAAAATCTGAGAGGGTATCTGATAAGGTCAGGGCCGCAGAACCCCCCGTGCACCCCTCGAAACCCAGGCACAGTACCGGTATCCCTCGCCCTCTCTAGCTGGCCTCCAGGCACACCCTGGGCACACATCGAGCTCCCTTTGGTCACATCCTTAGCCACACCCCGGGCTAAGTCATTGATTCCATTGGGCTGGCGGAGGATTGATAATCCCCTTGCTGTAGATTCGCAGTAGATTCACCACGCATCGCCCATAGGGGAGATGGTCCTGAGTACCGGACTGTCTCCCCTTTTTTCGCTCTATATGCCTTTTGGTTATGATGCAGCGTTCTGACTGCGATGTTTGTGCATGTGTGTGGGATCACCTGTTTGTTTTGCCCATTTCGACACCTCTAGTCCATCTCTAGACCACTCTACGACCTCACCAGAGCCCCTACAGCGCCTTCCTCGCCCTCACCTGCTACCCATGTAGCTGCACCCTATAGATAGCCTGCTGTAGGCTCATCTGTTCCTTTTGCAATTTTCTTGCGATTAGGTGTTGACATGCTCATGTGGAACGCTTAAAGTTCAATCCAACGCAGCAAACAACATAACGAACCCGGAGCAAACACCATGACCTACGCAGAAGCCAACACCATCGCACTCTATGTGTTCTCGTTCATCCTCTTCGGTTCGTTCCTCGGTGCTTCGTTGTTTGGTCTGGTTACGGTGCTGTTCCCGCGTAAGTCTGCTCAGGAGCGTGAACTGGCAGCACTGCGCAAGCAATTGAACATTCAGTAAGGATTGAACATGTCCCAGACAGCACAAACGCTCCTCCTGCTCCTCTTCAGTAACTCCAAAGGCCAACACTCGCAACACATCAGAGCGGCTGCAGTTGATCTTATCGCTGGTATCTACCGCTAAGAGGTGAACATGGGCCTTCCGCACCGTAAGAGGACCAAACGGATAATAGCTGTTGACCTGTAGTCCACCTTCAGTCACACTACAGTCATCCACTAAAGGAACCGATGTCATGTACAAACTGATTCACAAGATGTCCGGCAAGATAATACTGGCCTTCGATACCCTCGAAGATGCCATTAGGGCTCTACAGGACGCAGCAGTGCCCGCTCTGTTCTACGTTAGCAACCACTGATAGAGGAGTATCGAAAATGACCACGAACAACCTGATCCAGTTTGACCATAGTTTCCCTGAGTGCACGGCGATTGACACTGAGGAGTGGCTGTCGGCTGTCTTGGGCTCTGAAGTGCTGGAAGGTGGCGAGTTGGAAGAGCTCCTCAGTCAGAAGTGGCTGATGCAGTGTGAAGACGAAATCAAAGAAGCAATCGAGCTCGAAGAGGGCCAGGAATACAAGTGCACTGGTGTGGACAACACCTACAACAACGAGAACGACTTTTCGTCTCAGTTTCAGTGGCAGGTGTTTTACCCTGCGGATGGTCACGGGGATTGGTGCTGGGAGCGGGACTGCTACGTGGCAATCGAAGTGCATCAGGGTGGAGATGTGCGGGGAAACTATGGGCGCGTTCGTCTGTTCAAGATTGATTCACTGGCTGATGCTGGGTTCCTAGACTGGGTGCTGGGCTGGAATGTCTCCTACGCAAGCGGAGAGGAAGTCGCGGAGAACGAGCGGTTCTCAATTGGATACCACTCGCTGCCCTACGCTGAGATGGAGCGCCACCTTAAGGGCCGCCTCATGTGGTCTGAGAAGCGCGAATGCTTCGTGGGCTGGTATCAGGATGGCAGGGCTATTGAAGCGCGCCCGTACCTTTACGTTTCCTAAAGCATTCCACTAGCGCAACTCATGCTGACTGGCTCTAGTCCATCTCTGGAGCCCGTTAGATAAACCGGATGGTAGGCGTCTGCAAGCCGATAGGCGCGCGTCCGGTTCATCTAGCGAATCGTCTAGGCAACCCTTTGGAGCTCACATCATGCAGGTCATTGGAATTGATACAGACGGCTGTCTCCTCATCGAGGATGTCTCGGGCGATGTTTACAACTGTGGCGAGACTGTAGAGGAGTTCGGGATTGACAACCTGAACGCTGATGAGCTCCGCGCACTGGGGGTCATCTAACCATGTTCGATTCAATCCAACTGTTCTTCTATTCAATCCTAGCGATTCTCTGCTGTGTGGGCCTCGCGGCAACCCTGGCTATTCTCGTGGACTCCGTGCGGCCCCTGTTGGGGGCTAAGCGATGACATCTCATCACCCTTTCAGTGCGCCTTATGCGCCCACGGAACAACCCGAAGATGTCTATACGGTGCTGGGCAGGTTGGTCGTAGCAGCGCAGGAGATGTCAGCACGGGCTGAGGGATTCAACGTTAGCGGGGTGTATTTCTGGGAAACGAACCGGGAGGCGATTGAGCGCCTCGATGCCGCTATTGATGCTGGAGAGGCAATCCTAGCCGATGACGGGGCCAAGCCGTGACCAAGCGCACGAAACCCAAGGTTCCCATATGAAGCCCACCACGGGCTTCCTTCAGTTTACCCCTAGCCTTCCACTAGGGAATGTCAACCAGAGGCGCCACGGCCCTCTAAACGCGTCCTAGAGGTATTCCTATGCCGTACCTGATAGAAGCACAAGCAACCAAGGGCTACCGATGCTCGGTCAAGTTCCGGGTCAAGCGCGATGCCTTCGCAGTGGCGCACATGGCCGCCTGCCTGCTCAACTTCAGCCAGTCTGATAGGGCCCAGCTAGGTGAAACCCGGTTAGGCCCAGGGGTGCGCATGATCCAAGTTGTTACGGCCCAAGGATGGGTAAGAGTTACCCGAGTAGATTAGTCTGTTAAGGCCCAGTGAGGTATTAGTTGCACGCTTACAACAGGGGGAGTCTGTACGTATCCCCTCAAAAGTCTGAAGAAAGGCCCAAGATGTCTGGAGCTTTCCTTCAGATTTTTACGAGAATTGATCTAATGCGGGGCAAATGTACTGTGAAAATGTACAGGCTCGGCATCTTATGCAATAACTTGAGGGCTTGGCCAGAGCCCATGTGTCCACCGCTTGTCAACGCTATGTATATGGGAGATTACATAGAAGAAACTCATCGTAAGGTGTGAGCAATCGAGCCCTATGATGCGTTCCATGCCTTCGGGCAAGAGCTGTTACAAGTTTTAACAAATAACGACAAGTCATCCACTTAGTCATTTTGTCCCAACGAGGAACTGTTGTATGCTGCTGTCACTTGCAGGTTTTGACATCCACTTCTGCCGCGACTATGTAGAGCGGAATGGGCGCAAGCCCGCGATGTTGGAGTCGATACGCGATGAAGACACCGGGGGTCTGGAAGTACTTATTCTGCGGAAGTGGCTGTTGGTCATTAGCCGCAGTTGACTAAAACAAAATGGGGAGTAGCACCAGATGAGCAGCACCACCGCTCTACACGTAGCAGCAGAAGTCCTACAAATCTTCCGTCATCTCTGTGCTGAGAAGATGGAGAAGCAGGATGTACCGCCGAATATGGTAGTGGTGTTCGCAGAGATTGCAGCGAACCCTGGCCGAAGCCTGAAGGAACTCCAGGAGTCCACCGGGCTGGGCCAAGCAGTGATGTCCAGAAGTGTCGCAGCATTGGGCAGAGGTAATAGCGCAATGGGTCAGGGGCTTGGGCTGGTGACCACAGCAGAGGACCCGACCAACTACAGCAGGAAGATTGTGAGCCTCACCGATGAGGGTAAGGCTCTGTTAGAGAGAATTGACGAGCAGTTGGGGCGCTTCGTCAGGACAAGGCCCGCCGTTAAAGCCTGAGAGACAGCAGCAAACTGGGCCACCTTCGGGTGGCTCTTTTTCGTTTACCTTTGGGGATTGGTATGATTAAACTTCGCGGCAATACTTGGTGGTCTGACTTCTACGACTCGGAAGGGAACCGGGTGAGGAAGTCCCTCAAGACCACCGACAAGAAGACAGCCAAGGAGCTCGCAGCGAAGCTGATGGCGGGCGTCAAGCTCCAGGCCAAGGTGTCCAAGGGAGGAGGCTATGGGCCCACCCTGGAGGAAGCCTACAAGCGCGCATGGCGGGAATACAAGAGCTGGCGGGACAGCCCATCCCCCAAGACCATCCAGAAGAACCAGAAGGCCATTGAGGCCCACTTCGGCCCCGGGTGTCGTCTATCGGCCATCAACCGGGAAGCCGTGGTGAAGTTCGTGGAGGCCATGCGCAGGGATGACCTCGCAGGGAGCACCATCAACCAGCGCCTCTCCCAGCTCTCGGTCCTGTTCAATGAGGCCATCGACCACTGGGGCTATTCGGAGCTCGTGAAGCCCCGCTTCGTACGCGAGAAGGTGGCCGAAGGGCGCACCCGTAGGTTCACCCCTGAGGAAGAAGCGAAGGCGCTGGAGCTCCTCCAGAACAGCGACAGGCTGCACCACAGGGACGTGGCAGACCTCGTGGCAGTGCTGTTCGATACCGGGATGCGGCTGAATGAGGCCCTGGGTATTTCGAAGGCGACTTATAACCTCCCCGAGCGCCTCATCATTACCTGGGTCACGAAAAACAAACAGCCCCGTGGTATTCCGATGACTGAGCGGGTTTATCAAATCCTTAAATCCCGTGAGGCCCTCGATAAACCCTTCGGTAATCTCACCGATAACATCGCCTCAAAAGCGTGGGTGTGGGTCCGCAATGAAATGGGATTCGCGGGGGACAAGGAGTTTGTCATCCACACGATGCGCCATACGGTGGGCTCACGGCTCGCTGATGCTGGCGTAAGCGGCCCATTGATCCAACAAATGCTGGGTCACAAGTCCATCGCTACCACCCAGAAGTACATCCATGTGAGCGCTGCTGGCCTCCGCAGTGTGGCTGAAGTATTGGCCAAAAGTGGGGCCGTGACTGTGCCCAAAAACGTGCCCAAATGTGCCCAAAATAGCCCCGAAAGTGTGTCTCCTGAGTCTTCTGAACAATGCGCTAACTCGTTGATTCTAAACGACAAACAGGTGGTGAAATTGGTAGACGCAGGGGACTCAAAATCCCCCGCCGCAAGGCGTGCCGGTTCGATTCCGGCCCTGGGCACCAAGTAAATCAAGGACTTAGCGTTAAGGCACATTCTCAAGTGGATTCGCGTGACTAGAGAGTGTGCCCAAATCTCCCTCCGAAAGTTCCCCTCCTGTTGTCCTCCAGATTCCCTCCGTCGCCCCTGTGCCTCCCGCTGTGCCCCTTTGCTGGTCTATAACCCACCTCTCGCAGACTGAACGCAGGCTACCCTGTTACTGGTTATCCTAGTAGTCAAAGTAATAGGATAAGAGCAGGATTGTGGGATGACCGCATAATCAATGGCTTGCAAAATACTTTCATCTGTTTGAAGAAACTATGGATTCACCCATAGATAAACGATTGATGTCTTACGTGTGTGACCAAGGATTTAGACACACATACACACCCTCAAAATAATTCCTGTAAGGGATGACCTAGTAGTGGCATCACCTTAAGAGAACCCAGTAAGACATCTTCAGTTTCCCTTCAGGTAATCCCTACCTGCCCCATCAGATACATCTCAAAAATTACTTGGGATGTGTTCCACTACGCGATGTATTCCTGATATAGTAAGACCTGTAGTGAAAACGTAACTTCAATGCTTCCCGCGCAATGACGCAGGAGGCCTTTTTATTGTCGGAAGCTTTCCACTTAGGGAACACATCATGACCACGAACACCTCCGCTACGGTTGACCTCAACGCCCTCCAGCTGGAACTCGAAGAGGAAGCCATTGGCCTCGGGATGAAGCGCTATAACGAAGCCTTGAAGCAGGGGGAAGACATGATGCCCCCCGGTCTTCAGATGATTAAGGCAGCCATCGAGCCCACCGCAGTGGCCATCGAGAAGTACATCGAAGAAGGGCTGTCAGGTAAGGCGAGCCGTTCCGTGGGTGTGGTCCGCTACCTCGACCAGTTCCAAGACCGCAAGCTGGTGGCCTTCGTGACCGCTAAGGTGGTCATGAATCACATCTCCAGCATGTCTATGGTGGGTGCTGTGGCTGGTGACATCGCCAATCGTCTGGAGGATTGTTTGAACTTTGACAACCTCAAGAAGCAGGAGCCTGCTCTGTATCGTCAGCTCATGAAGAAGATTGAGAACTCCCGCGATGACCGCCATCGCCACATCGTTCTCCGTGTGCAGCAGAAGTACGCCAAGCTGGTCCCGATTAAGTGGGGCAAGGCTGAGAAGGTGCGCCTCGGGATGCAGCTCATCTCCCTCTTCCAGGAAGCTACGGGCCTCGTGGAGGTCCAGAAGTTCGTCCGTGGTGTCAACGATACCCCGCACATCGTTGTGCCCACTGAAGAGACCGCCAAGTGGCTCGCTAATGGCCACGCTCGGTGTGCCCTCATGTCCCCTATGGCTATGCCTATGGTGGTCCGTCCGCGTCCCTGGACTAGCCCGTTCGGTGGTGGCTACCTGACCAAGCCGATGCGCTTTCCGCTCATCAAGACCGGCAACCGGAACTACCTGGAGGACCTGAAGCAGGTCTCCATGCCGATGGTCTACAAGGCCGTCAATGCCCTCCAGGACACCCCCTGGGCCATCAACAAGGCTGTCCTGCATGTCATGAAGGAGGTCTGGGATAACGGTGGGCGCCTCGGTAAGCTGCCCCATCGTGACCCGATGCCCCTGCCCGCGAAGACCTTCGACCTCGAAACCCCGGACCCGGAGGAGCTCAAGGCATGGAAGAAGCAGGCAGCACAGGTGTATGAGGGGAACATTCGGGCTGCCTCCAAGCGGGCCTCGATGTCCAGCAAGCTGTGGATGGCGGAGAAGTTCGAGAACATCGAAGCCTTCTACTACGTTCACAATCTGGATTGGCGTGGTCGCGCATATCCCGTGTCCACTTTCCTTAACCCGCAAGGTAGCGACAGTGACAAATCCCTCTTGGTGTTCGCTGAGGGGAAGGCACTGGGCGAGAATGGTGCGCGCTGGCTGGCCATCCACGGTGCCAACACCTTCGGGATTGACAAGGTGACCTTCGATGAGCGGGTGCAGTGGGTCATTGACCATCAGGACGAGATTCTTGAGGCCGCCATCAATCCCCTCGATGGTTCCCGCTGGTGGGCCGATGCAGATAGCCCGTATATGTTCCTCGCCTTCTGCTACGAGTGGCTGGCCCTCACGATGCACACGGACCTCGGTAAGGCTCAGGAGGACTTCATCAGCCACCTTCCGTGCTCCTGGGATGGCGCCTGCAACGGCCTGCAGAACTTCTCTGCGCTCCTTCGGGATGAAGTGGGCGGCGCTGCGGTTGGTCTGGTCCCCAGTGATGTCCCGAGCGACATCTATAGTGAAGTCGCCAAGGCAGCCAACATGCTCATGCAGGCTGACGCTGACGAAGGCATCGAGTTGGGCCAGAAGTGGGCAGGCAAGATGACCCGCAAGCTCTCGAAGCCCAACACCATGACCACGCCTTACGGAGCCACCAAGCGGGGCATGTGCGGTCAAATCGAAGGCGTCTTCCAGAAGATGAAGGCTGATGGCGTGGAGGTAACAGCAGACCTGAAGGACTGCCAGTACCTCGCCAACACCAACTATCAGGCCATTGGCAAGGTAGTGGTGGCCGCTCACCAAGCTATGGACTGGCTGAAGGAGGCCGCGCGCGTGGCAGCATCGAACGCCCTCCCGGTCTCGTGGACCACCCCGAGTGGCCTGCTGGTGCTCCAGAGCTACCGTGAGCAGATTGGCAAGAGCTTGGACTTCGATGTGGCGGGCAAGCGCATCCGCCTCATGCTGAAGAACGAGGGGGACAAGCTGGATGGTCGTAAGCAGTCTGCGGGCATCTCCCCGAACTTCATCCACTCGCTTGATGCGGCCCACATGATGCGCACGGTGGCCTACTGCCTGGATGCGGGAATTACGGACTTCGCAATGATTCACGACAGCTACGGGAGCCACGCTGGGGCCGCTGAAGACCTCCGCAATCTGCTCCGCAGGGCCTTCGTGGACCAGTACAGCGAGGAAGTGCTGGCCGACTTCAAGCAGCAATTGGCCAATCAGTTGCCTGCAGAGTTGGCTAAGGAGCTCCCTGAGTTGCCCCCGTGTGGCACGTTGGATTTGGAGGGTGTGATGCACTCGGAGTATTTTTTCGCCTGATGCGTTCCACTTGCGCATGTGTTTCTGATAGAGTGGTGGCCTCTAAAACCCACCTCTCGCAAGTTCAAACCAACCTTAACGAGTAACGCGATGAACACCCTCCCGAGCAGCGCTAGCGCGCATTTGATTCCCCTCACCTCCGCAGTAGTGACCCGTGGCCAGCGCGCTTGGGGCCGCATTAAGGCAACCGCAGCAGAACAACGGCAACTCTGGAGGGAAGTCGGAGAGGCCCTGTTGGTTGGCCGTAGGGAGAACAGCAGTAACCAAGCGTTTGGTAGGTGGTGTGTGGGGATGGGCTTTGACATGGACCGCACGACCCGCGCCGATGCCATGTGGTTCGCTACCTCCGTTGTCAGATTATCTGAAGACGGCATTAGTCACCCCACGCTGATCCGAAAGGCGCAGGAGCCCAAAGACACCCCCGCACCGGCCCCCGAACTGGACCTCTCAGCCTCCCCGGCCCCCCGCCAACGAATCACCATCGAGACCGCCAAGAAGGTCAACAAGCTGGCCTCGATGGCCGAACGGGGCGAAGGGCAAGAGCAGCAGACCGCCAAGAAGTACCTGAAGAAGCAGGCCGAGAAGTTCGGGATGGATGTGGAGGGCCTGACGAACCTCGCGGAGAAGACCGACCCGATGCGCGGTGTCAGCCCTGACGCGGAAGCCACCCGCAGCACCAACGTTGCAGCGATGGAGCGCCAAGTGAAGATCATTGGCCTAGCCCTCAAGGCTCTCCAGGCTGACGACCAAGAAACCCCGTTCACCCGTGAGATGGCGATTGCCCTTCTCGACCAAGTTTGCGATGCCCTCGGCGTCATCTAAGGAGCCACACATGCAGATCACTCAAGACGAACTGAAGGCCCTGGCATCGCTGCTGGGAAAGTTGGACACAGCGGGCCTCATGGGGGACCTGGGGTTTGCTAAGAAGGACGGCGCGCAGAAGCAACTCGCTGACTTCTCCAAGTCCTTCATCAGCACTATCGAGGAGCGGTTCAAGCGCATTGCCCACGCGCAGTTCCTCATTGGCGGCGTGAGCTACGTGTCAATCCATTCCGTGAGCAAGGTCCTCGGATGGGACTACGCGGACTGGAAGAAGATGGTCCAGGTGGCTGAGGCGCGGTTCAGCTATAAGCGCTCCGTCAGTGGCGTACTTGAGCACGATGGCGGGACCACGGAACTCAAGGGCTCCTCGTCTAATGGAACCGTGTTTATTGCAGCCTCCGATATTGAGGCATTGGTACTGGCCGCGCGCCCTCGGAAGGGGAAGACAGCGTTGGCAGAGTTCAGGGCTCGAAACGGGCTCCCCGCCTAAAACCCACCTCTCGCAGAATCAAACGGCCCTCAGCAATCGCTGGGGGTTTTTCTTTTGGAGAACCCATGAGCATCGAGAAACTTGAGCGCAACGGCCATGTGGCTGTCCTTTATTCCCCCAGCTTCGGCGCGGGCTGGTCCACCTGGAGCGGTGACACCCGAATGATCTTCTGCCCTCGACTAGCGCTCTCGGTGCTGGGTGAATCAGGCGAAGACAGGCATGTGGTGGCTTCTGAACAATTCCCCGGTGCGTATCCCGGTGGCGTGAGCGACCTCCACGTTTCGTGGGTTCCGAAGGGCTCCCGCTTCGAGATTGAAGAGTACGACGGTAGCGAATCGGTACGCGTGTTCGGCCCTGATGACGGACTCGTAGCCTAAAACCCACCTCTCGCAGGATCAAACCGCTCTCCCGAATTCACACCCTAGGACCCCCACATGAAATCCAAAGCTGTAGCAGTAGTCCGCTCCCTGAGCACCGTTGGTGGCGTGCGCATTGACCGCAAGCACACCCGCAAGCTGAACCGCTTCGCGCGCAAGCATGGCTTCGTGACCTTCGTGGCTATGAAGGCTGACTTCGAGTTGCGCACTAAGGGGCTGGTGCAAGCATGAAGACCACTCTCGTAACCAACCCGGGATTCCAACCGTTCACCTTCAGCGTCACTGTTGAGACACGGGAGGAGGCGGAGATTTTTCGCATGTTCTACACCGAGAGCCGTGCCTTAGTTGCAGAGCTGGACAACAACTACATGGGGCGTCTGGATATGGACCTCGCCAACGCGATGCTGGAAGCAATCGGCCTTCACTCCAACCACGCACTCAGCCGATGAACACCGACAAGCTCAACTCAATCATCTCCTTCCACGCCGTGGAGTCCGCATACGCAGCCGTATCGGGCATCCAAAGCTACGAGAAGCACAAACAGGTGGCTGGCGTAGCAGTGCTCTTCACGGTCATCTGCGAGGAGCTCCAGTTGGACCCAAGCGAACTCATCAGTAAAGCCTCGCGGATTGCGAAGGATGCTGATGGGTTTTTCACACGGGAGACCAAGGCTCTCCGCGATTACGTTAAAGGTGAACTTAAATGAACGAACTGAAGATTACAGGCATTAAGCAGGCGATTGCTGCGCACGAGCAAGGCATCTGCAATCACGAGCAGGCCATCGAGCAGCTTAAGGCTGAACTGGAGGAGGCACAGAAGCCCCAGTTCGAGCCCCGCGTGTTCCACATTAAGGTCAACACCCGCGAGGAGCTGATGGCACTGGGCGCTGTGGCTAACCGCCCGCACCACGTTGCGGGGGTTGCAATGGAATCGTCTGGCCGAATCGCCAGCCTCACGACCAGCGATGCCGTAGTGCATGCGGTGAACACACTGCTGGGCCCCATCTTTGATGCCGCCTACCGCGAGGCATACGCAGCATGACCCACCGCCAGTTCCTCATTCGCCAAGCCGAAGCTCACTGGCAGGCTGGCCAAGAAGTCCCTGCTACATTGCTCAAGTCGATGCTCGTTATGGGCATCAACGTGGACCAGGAGCACCGCATGTTCAACCTCACCAATCAAGGTATTTAAATGGCAACCGATAAGAAACCCAAGCTCGTCAAGGGCACCACCCCGCGTGGCGTCTTCGTGTTCCCCGCACTGACCAAGCCGGATTACGGCAATGAAGCCTTCCCGCAGCCGGATGGTGTCTATAAGGTCAACCTGAAGCTGACCGAAGAGGAAGCTGAGCCGCTCATTAAGAAGCTCACGCCCATCTACGAGCAGGCTGAGAAGGATGGCCAAGCGGAGTTCGATGCGCTCCCGGTGGCGAACCGCAAGAAGCTGAAGAACGGATTCCAGCTCAATGATATGTACGAGACCGAGTATGACAAGGAGACTGAAGAGCCCACGGGCTACGTCATCTTCAAGTTCAAGATGAAGGCATCGGGAAAGAACAAGAAGGGCGAGAAGTGGACCCGCAAGCCGGGCCTGTTCAACGCCAAGGGTGTGGCACTGAAGAACCCCCCGAACATCTGGGGCGGCACTGAGGGCAAGGTCTCATTCGAAGTGAGCCCGTACTTCATCGCTGGTCAGGGCCAAGCGGGCATCTCGCTGCGCCTCCAGGCTGTGCAGATTCTTGAGTTGGTCTCGGAGGGCTCGAAGTCCGCATCCTCGTTCGGATTCTCTTCGGATGAAGATGGCTACGATGAAGCCGATGAGTTCCCGGCTGGTGATGCTTCGGATGAAGCTGAAGGCACCAGTGGTGCAGCTTCGGATGAGCCTGACGAGTTCTAAGCTTGGCAGGTAGGACAGTAGCAAAAACAGCAGTTCAGCATGGCTTCCGCTCCGGTCTGGAAGAAGCCATCGCTGAGCAGTTGACCCAAGCGGGTATCCCCTTCGAGTTTGAAGCGGAGAAGGTTCCGTACATCACGCCCGCAACCCCGCACAAATACACCTGGGACTTCCGCCTCCCAAACGGCATCATCATCGAAAGTAAAGGCCGGTTCCTTACAGAGGACCGCCGTAAGCACCTCCTCATTAAGGAGCAGCACCCGGAGCTTGATATTCGCTTCGTGTTCACCCGCTCCAAATCCACCATCTCCAAGACCTCGAAGACAAGTTATGCAGATTGGTGCCTGAAATATGGCTTCCAATACGCTGATAAATGGATTCCAGAGGCTTGGCTTAAGGAACCTCCCAAATGAAAGTCAAACACACCCAGAACGGTAACGTGAAGATCACCCTCACACTGGAAGAGGCTGAACGGCTGAAGAGCATCGTGATGGAGGCGGATGAGCTTCACACGCGCATGTACATCTCTGCAGTCACCCGCGAACTGGGCGATGACCTCTGCGAAGCCTTGGGCGACGCTGGCATCGCCTACAAGCTCTGATGCCCTCCCTGACCGCCTCCTCGGTGGTCTACATCGTAGTCCATTCGAGTAACACCAAGCCCCGCCAGAAGGTCAACAAGGCCTTCATGGAGCGCATCCACCGCCTCAAAGGGCGCCTCTGGGTGGGCTACCACTTCATCCTGGACCGCAAAGGTCAAATCGAAACGGGCCGCTCTCTGGACCAACCTGGGGCCCACGCTCCGGGCTTCGATAGTCAATCCATCGGCATCTGCTTGGCTGGCGGTATGGACCAGGAAGGTAACCCCGCAGACAACTTCACGAAGGACCAGCGGGAGAGCCTCTTGACCCTCCTCACGTACCTCCACACGCAGTTCCCACAGGCAATTGTGGTTGGCCACAGGGACCTCCCTAATGCCGCTACGACCTGCCCCCAGTTCGATGTCAAACAGTTCCTCTCGGAGGCTGGATATGTTCACCCGCTTTAAAGCATGGCTGAGCGAGGAGCTCCGCAGGCTCTTCGACCTCCCGCTAGTCCGCACTTCCCTCACCTACTAAGTCCTATCTAGGCGGCCTGCCCCACACCGGGTAGGTACTAAACACATCCAAGGAGTTCCACATGAGCAAGTCAGTCAGCAACAACGTGTTCAAGAAGAAGACCGGCATCCAGAACATCCAGGCTTATCTGGAGTCGGGCCGCAGCATCACCGCACTGGAAGCCCTGAGCAACTTCGGCATCTTCCGGTTGGCTTCGGCTATCGAAGTGCTCCGTAAGCGCGGCATGAGTATTGAAACGGAGATGAAGGAAGACCCGAACGGGAAGACCTATGCGCGTTATACGCTGGCCCCCGCAGAGGTCCCCAAGGAGGAACTGAAGGTGGGCGCTCAGGTCCGCGTTACCGCTTTGTATCCCTTCAGTGCCGACCATGGCCGCATTGGAACCATGCAGCGCATTTTGGAGGACGTGCCGTTCCCGTTCTACGTGAAACTCGCTGGGGACGCAGCAGCATGCCCGTACACCGCAGAAGAACTGGAGGTCATCTAATGTCCACCATCCGCACCGCATTCGAAAACTCGATTGAACTCGTGGTCCCCTCAGTCCTCAGCGTGATGGTCTGGGAGGCCCTCCTGAAGAAGCCGAAGCTCTCCCGTGATGCTCAACGTGGCTGGTCCACGAACCTCTCCTTCCGCACCTACAACGCTCTCAAGAACCAAGGAGTCCTCGCATGAGCGATACCGTTAAGAAGTACGCAGTGGTGGACCAAGCAACCGGAAAGACGGTCACCACCTATGACACTCAGGCTCCAGCCACCGCCCTTGCAAAGCGCCGCTATCGGGGCTTCTATCAGGTTGAAGAGCGCACCTACGCGCTGGTCTCCAAGGGTGTGGTGCGCACGGTGAAGAACGGTGAGGTGCTCGCATGACCAACTCCCAAGCTGCATACATCGCGGAACTCGAAGACGCCACTGTTGAACTTGAGTGGGAAATCGAGGACCTGGAGGCGTCCATCCGTGAAGCTGCGGAGGAAGGCGGGGATACGTGGATTTTCGGGCAGATGCTTGAGCACGCTGAGCATGTCAAGGCAGAGGTGCAGTTGGACCTCGATAAGGCTGAAGAAGCATACGGGGACTGATGGATTGCGTGAAGCTGTGCGCACGGTGCGGGGTTGCGAAGCCCCACGCTGACTTCTACAAAGACAAGACGGTTAGTGATGGACTCCGCAGGTATTGCAAGCCGTGCTGGCAGGGTATCCAGAATGCCTGGAGGGCAGCAAACCCCGAGAAGGTGAAGGCCAGTGCCGCGCGCCACGATAGAAAACGGCGCGTTACTGACCCGCTGCACTTCGTTAAGAAAATTGTCAACGAAAGGCGGAGGCAAGCATTGCTCCGGGGGATTCCCTTTGAGATAAGCCTAGACACGGTTCCCCCTGTTCCTGCTTTGTGCCCCGCACTGGGCATCCCGCTAATCTCAGGCGGGCAGGACCCGGGGCTTGCCCCCTCCCTTGACCGCCTCGTTCCCAGTCTGGGCTACGTGGTGGGGAACGTGGCGTGGATCAGTAAGCGCGCTAACCAAATCAAGAGCGACGCCACATTAGAGGAGCTTGAACTTGTCACACGATGGACCAGAGAGCAGCTTTCTCCACCATGAAAACTGCCCCTCCTGTGGTAGCTCGGATGGGCTCGCTCGTTACTCCGATTCTCATGCGTTCTGTTTCGTTTGTAAGTACCGCGAGAAGGGCTCCGCTGACGGGGCTGTAGAACACACCCCAAGGAAGCCAATGGCCAAAGACCTGATTCTGGATGGAGAAGTAAAGGCCCTCAGTAAGCGCAAGCTCAGCGAGGAAACCTGTAGGAAGTTCGGGTACACCGTGGGGACCAGCAGTAAGGGCAACACGGTGCAACTCGCTCCGTACTTTGATGGGCAGCAGATGGTGGCCCAGAAGATGCGCGATGCGGATAAGAACTTCGTCACGCTCGGCGACTTCAAGAACGCTGGCCTATTCGGTCAGCAGTTGTGGCGCGATGGTGGCAAGAAGGTGGTGGTAACGGAAGGCGAGATTGACTGCATGACCGTGAGCCAACTGCAGGGAAACAAGTGGCCTGTTGTCTCCGTGCCTAATGGAGCACAGGGGGCCAAGAAGTCCCTGCAGAAGCACCTAGAGTGGCTTGAGCAGTTTGAAGAGGTGGTCCTGATGTTCGACATGGACGACCCCGGCAAGGAAGCGATGGCTGAGTGTGCTGCCCTGTTCACCCCGGGCAAATGCAAGCTGGCCTCACTGCCCCTGAAGGACGCCAATGAGATGCTCGTGGCTGGCCGTGGGGCTGAAGTCATTGATGCCATCTGGGGGGCCAAGAGCTACAAGCCTGACGGCATTGTGAGCATCGGGGACCTCCGACCGAAGCTCTCTAAGCCCATCGAGCGAGGCCTTTCGTGGCCTTGGGATGCCCTCACTGAGGCCACCTATGGCATCCGAGAGGATGAGATGTACGCCCTCGGGGCTGGCACTGGGATGGGCAAGAGTGAAATCTGGAAGGAGGTCATGGTCCATCTGGTGGAGAAGCACGGCCAGAAGGTTGGCGGCATCTTCCTCGAAGAGACCCCTGAGCACACCGTTCGCTGTCTCGCGGGCAAGGCCAAGTCCAAGCGCTTCCACGTTCCCGACGCTGGGTGGACCGAAGAGGAGTTTGAGAAGGCCGTGGATGACCTCGATGGCTCCCAGTCGGTGTTCCTCTATGACCACTTCGGGCATACGGACTATGACACCGTGAAGGCCCGTATCCGGTTCATGGTGGTCTCGCTGGGCTGCAAGCATATCTTCCTTGACCACGTTACTGCGCTGGCCTCTGGGGCCCGTGAGATGGACGAGAGGAAGGAGCTTGAGTACATCATGACTGACCTCGCCTCGATGCTCCGCGAGCTTCACTTCACGCTGTACTTCATCTCCCACCTGAACACCCCTGAAGGGAAACCCCACGAGGAAGGTGGCCGGGTAATGATCCGCCATTTCAAGGGCTCCCGTGCGATTGGCCAGTGGTCCAGCTTCATGTTCGGACTAGAGCGCAATCAGCAAGAGGAGAACGAGAAGCTCCGTCACGTTTCCCTACTGCGCATCCTGAAGGACCGCTACACGGGCCAAGGGACTGGCACTGTGATTCCACTGGGGTATGACACGGAGACCGGGAGGCTGAAGCAATTGGACAGCAACCCGTTTGACGACGAGACCACAGGGGGCAGCACGCCCCAGTGGGACGAAGACGCACCATTCTGAGAACCCAAGATGAAACAGAAGATTAGCCAGTGGCTAGTACGCCTCGCTGGGGAAGCCGTATCGGGGCCGCTCAACACCAAGGCTGCTGCCACGGCCTTCATCAAGCAGGTATCCCCGAGCAACCGAAGCCAGTACCAGATTGTCGAGTTGGTCTATCAACTGGAAGGCTTCAACTACCACACACCGAAACTTAATTGACCCTCACATGTAGCAAGAACGGCTTGGCACTCACGAAGCAATTTGAGGGGTGCAAGCTGACCGCGTATCAAGACTCAGTGGGTGTCTGGACCATCGGCTATGGCCATACTGGCCCTGATGTTTATAAGGGGCTGGTAATCACCCAGGCTATGGCTGAGGCGCTCCTCGCGCTTGACATCCTTCGGTTCCAGAACGGAGTTCTTAAGCTAGTCACCTACCCAATCAATGGTAACCAGTTCGATGCCTTGGTGGACTTCTCGTTCAACCTTGGGCTGGGCAATCTGGGCAGCTCCACGCTGCTCAAGAAGCTCAACGCTGGGGATGTCAAAGGGGCATCTGAAGAGTTCCTGAGATGGGATAAGGCTGGCGGGAAGGTTCTCGCTGGGCTCACCAGACGCAGGAAAGCAGAGCGGGACTTGTTCCTGAGCTGATGCAGTAAGCGACCTGGGGCCTAAGCCCCTAGCGTTCGGGTGCAAGTGCCGATGACTCCCGGGAAAGACCGGCCAATTTCTTCAAGGGCTGCCTTCGGGTGGCCCTTTTCATTTTCTAAAGCTACTCGATAGGGAGAGCGCGATGCAAGTCAGAAACAACCGATTCGTGTCGGATGAGATTGGCATGTTCACTTGCCCAGTCTGTTCCGGCGAATACTTCCTCCACTGGTTCCGGGATGAAATCTCGAAGCGTGAGGCAGGCATCTCTGGATTGTGCCAAGGCTGCCAGGATGTTGTCTTCGGTAGGGAGGAAGAGTGAGGCTAGTGAGCGACATCGAATCCGATGGCCTCCTTGATGGCATCACCAAGATTCACATGATTGTCCATCGGGACATCGACACGGGCAAGGTCCACATCTTCAACTCAGTAGACCCCCTCAGGACCATCGAGATGGGCCTTGCAATGGCTCAGGCTGCTGACCTTACGGTGTGGCACAACGGCATCTCGTATGACATCCCCGCAATCCAAAAGCTGTATCCGAAGTTCTCCCTTAGCCCCGCCAAGGTGATTGATACGCTGGTCTATGCACGCCTCGTGTATCCGGACCTGTGGGACGTTGACACCAAGCTCTATGAGAAGGGCAGGCTCCCCGGCAACCTCCGCAAGCGCCAATCACTGGAGGCTTGGGGATACCGCCTTGGGGAATACAAGGGTGACTATCAGGGTGACCCGGAGATTGCCGATGAGCAGGAACGCAAGAGGCGCAAGTGGGAACGCTGGAACCAAGCGATGCAGGACTACTGCGTTCAGGACACGGAAGTGACCCTGAAGCTGTTCAACAAGTTGGAGAGCAAGGGGTACTCGCGGGAAGCTATCGACATTGAGCATGGCGTCGCATGGGTCCTCTCCCGGCAAGAGCGGTACGGCTTCATGTTCGATAAGGCGGGTGCGGCAAGGCTGCTGGCCCTTCTGGTCAAGGAGAAGCTCCGGCTGGAGGAAGAGCTGACCACCGTGTTCAAGCCTATCTGGATGCGGGATGGGAAGGTGTTCACCCCGAAGCGAGCAGACAAGAAGCGGGGCTATGAGGCTGGTGTCCCCTTCCAGAAGATCAAGCTCACCGAGTTCAACCCAGGGAGCCGTGACCACATCGCACTGTGGCTCAAGCGGATGTACGGGTGGAAGCCTGATGAGTTCGGTAAGGATGGCAAGCCCACGGTGGATGAAACCATCCTGAACCAGTTGCCCTACCCGGAAGCCAAGGTGCTCCAGAAGTACCTGATGGTGGGCAAGCGGTTGGGCCAGTTGGCTGAGGGTAAGGAAGCGTGGCTGAAGAACGAGAAGAACGGGCGAATGCACGGCTCGGTCAACCCGAACGGTGCAGTCACACGCCGCATGACCCACAGCCGCCCCAACATGGGCCAAGTGCCTGCCAGCTATTCCCCGTATGGCCACGAGTGTCGTGCCCTCTTCATCGTACCGAAGGGCAAGGTGCTGGTGGGTGCGGATGCTGCAGCACTGGAGCTCCGTGACCTCGCTGGCTACATGGCTGCCTACGATGGTGGCGAGTACGTCAAGGTGGTTCTCGAAGGGGACAAGAGCAAGGGCACTGACATTCACTCGGTCAACGCTCGGGCTCTCGGGCTGGACCCTAAGGGCACCTACTTCGAAGGCGAGAGTGGCCGTGACATCGCCAAGACGTGGTTCTATGCGTTTATCTACGGGGCTGGTGACGAGAAGCTGGGGTTCATCCTCACGCGGGTCAAGGGTGGTGGAGCTCGGGGCCGTGGGAAGAAGTCCCGCTCTGACTTCATGCGCAACCTACCAGCCCTCGGGAAACTCGTGGAGCGCGTTAAGGAAGCCGTGAAGACACGCGGGTTCCTCAAGGGCCTCGATGGCTGCATCCTCCACATCCGCTCGCAGCACTCTGCACTCAACACCCTGCTCCAGTCCGCTGGCGCTATCCAAATGAAGAAGGCCCTGTGCATTCTCGATGCTGACATTCAGGCATTGGGTCTCGTTCCAGGAATCCACTATGAGTTCGTGGCTAACGTCCACGATGAATGGCAAATCGAATGCGATGAAGAACATGGCGAAACTATTGGGAAGCTGGCTGTCCAGGCTATCCGCAAATCTGGCGAGTACTTCAAGTTCAAGTGCCCCCTCGATGGGGAATACGGAATCGGAAGGAGCTGGGCAGAGACTCACTGAAGTAATCCAGCGTGCTCAATCGGGAGGCTTCAGTCTCCAGAACGACTACGCCCGCACGAACGCACAGGTGGTGGCTATGGCTGCCTCCTGTGGGTACATCACGACCGAGCAGAAGCGTGGTTCGTTTGGTCGCAAATGGTTAGCCACCCGGAAGGGCAAGGCGTATCTGGAGGTGAACTGATGGAACAGAAAGCAAAGTATCGAATCATCAGCACAGTGCTTGGATTCTGGAACTACCACGCTCAGCGAAAGGTGGGCCCGCTCTGGATCACGTTCTACAAGACTGACTATAAAGACTATGCGCGCAAGGCAATCCTCGACCACGCGAAGAAGGTCATGCTATTTGACCAGTGCGGAGAGGAGATTCTCTGATGTTCGGCCTCTCCACATCCCTCCTGAAGTACATCGGCATAGCCCTCTTCGTCCTCTTCTTGGGCTTCCTTTCGTACTTCGCTATCCACACCTTCACCTCCACAGTCCAACAGAACGGGCAGCTACAGGCCACCAACGTGACCCTGAAGGCTGACTCTGCGAAGGCTTCGAGTGCTACTGAAGTGGCCGTGAAGAAGCTAGACCAGTTCGATTCAATCATCCAACAGAAGGCTAAAGATGAACAACACATTCGATATGACAATGCCAAGTTCTCTACAGAACGCAAACAGCTCGCTGTTCAAAGTGGAGCTGTGGGTGATTGGGCTGATGCTCCTGTGCCTGCTGCTGTCGTTGACAGCCTGTGCCAGCGCACCGCAGTCAGAAGCTCCGCTTGTCACCGAGACCAAGACGGTGCAAATCCCGAAGGCGCTGACCGCACGGACCCAGCCAGCACTGTGCAAGCTCGCAAGTAACGGTGACTTGGTGGACTGCATCAAGGCGTATGACAACCAACTGAACTCATGCAATGCCGATAAGGCGAGGATTGAAGAGTTCCAACAGGAGGCTAAGTGACATCCGCTCAGGTCCTCGCATTCCACACCCAAGAACTCCTCGAAGCACATCGCCAGTTGCCCCTAGCTGGCGTCATCACTCACCTCAACGGCCAGCCCCTCACCATCAGCCAACGCTGTGCAATCGCACGGGAGGCGCTGGTTGCCTGGGGGTCTACCAAGTCTGTTCTTACTAAGGCAATGCAATGAACTACCGAGTTGAAATCAATCACTGCCACTGCCACCCAGAGACCTGCTGCTGTAACGACTACAAGGTGGTTGACGCAGATGGCGAGAAGGTATCGACACACTTCAACAGGGAGGATGCGCAGAGCCTTGCGAACCTCCTGAACCGAAAGGCAGAACAATAATGAACCTCTTTCAACAATTCGATGAAATCCTCAGCAAGCTCAAGGCCGCTGGAGTTACGGGGGCCCTCATCGCGGGGGGTGCCTGCCGTGACCACATCCTGGGCAGGCCGGTAAAAGACATCGATGTCTTCGTGCCGGACCAAGAAGGCATCGAGATGAAACTTGGGGCAGCCTTCGGGCACCTTCATGTGAACCCTATCATCGCTGCTGAGTACGCTGGAGCAGGCGGTGAGGTGGACCATGTGTATGAGATCAGCTTCGGTGATGACCCGTTTGGGGACTCGCATATTCCCGTGCAGGTCATCGTGCTGGCTAATGGGCTGGACCCGGTGGAGCGCGCTAAGCACCATGACTTCGGCATCTGCCAAGCGTGGTATCTCGGCTCGACCACAAGCGGGAGTGGCTTCATTAACACGACTGAAGCGTTCCACTCGGACATGACTAACAAGACCTTCACGCTGGACCACTGTGAAGACGGCAGCCAGTACGCGCGCTCGATGCGTAGGTGGCTCAGCAAGTTTGCCCATCGCTTCCCTGAGTTCCGCGTGGACTCTTCGAAGTTTGAACAGTACGCATTCTAAGGAGGCCGCATGGCTAAATTCCAAGTAACCCGCTGGGGTCGCTATTCTGCCCATGTGATTGTTGAAGCGCAGTCGGAGGAGGAAGCCAACGACATCGCCTTTGATTTGGATGATGAGCATTGGTACTACGACCACGACTGTGAAGATGGGGAAGCCTTCGAAGTATGAAGACCACGCTCCTGATTGATGCGGACATCGTGGCCTTCAAGATTGCCTCAGTAGCCCAGAAGGTCCACAAGTTCGAAGACGATGAGGGCAACGTGGTGGAGTGCCTACAGCTCGATGAGTGGGAGGAAGTAACCCCACGCATTGATGCACTGCTGGCTGAGTATCTGGAGACCACGAAGGCCGATGAGCTAATCATCTGCCTATCCTGCCCCACTGAGGAAGGCTGGCGCATCGCCATCTATCCAGACTACAAGGGCAACCGGGACTACTCGAAGCGCCCCGTGTACCTCTCAGCGGTCAAGGACTACATGGCTGAGAACTACCGCAGCTACCGCAAGCCCACGATGGAAGCTGACGACATCATGGGGATTCTCTCCACGCACCCCACGCTGGTCCCCGGTCGGAAGATCATCGTAAGCGAAGATAAAGATATGCAGACCATCCCAGGATGGCTCTGGAATCCCGCTAAGGACCGCAAGCCTCGCCTCATTGATGAGCACAGCGCCAACTACTACCACTTCTATCAGACCCTCGTAGGGGACTCCACGGACAACTATAAAGGCTGCCCTGGGATTGGCCCTGTGAAGGCTGAGGGGATTCTGGAGAAGCACTGTCACGAGACCAAGCACGACTCTGTGTTTGAGGACTACATGGCATGGGAGGACATTGTGGCTGCCTTCGAGAAGAAGGGGCTCACCGAGGATGACGCAATCCTCCAGGCTCGGCTGGCCCGCATCTGCCGCGCTGACGACTACAACTTTAAGGCTCAGGAAGTGATTCTGTGGAACCCGTAAATCAAAACAACCGGACGTGCCTCAATTTCGCCCACGGCAAGATGGACCTCAGCAATGGCGCAGTCCGCTGCAAGCAGCATGACAAGGAAGTGGTGGCGTGGTTCGTCACCCCCAAGCAGTGTCTCGACTACAAGGACCAAGCGTAATGGAGAAAGACTGCAACACCTGTGGTATCCATGCTCAGGCAGTCAGCATCGATGATATTCCTCCGCAGTGCTGGTCCTGTACCAGTTCGGAGATGCGTGGCGGCCCGGTGCTGCCGCAATGGGAGCCTATCGAGTTCCACCCCGGTATGGCGAGCATTGACTATGCAGGACTGGAAGCGAAGAAGGAGGCAGCCTTAACCGCGCTGGATAAGCAGGTGGGCGGCGGACACTACAAGGGCCTGAAGATTCAACCGATGGAATACTCGGTGGCCAATGGCCTCAACGCCTGTGCTCACACAGCCATCAAGTACATCACCCGGAAGAAGGGCGATAAGGCCAAGCGACTGGAGGATTTGGACAAGGCTATCCACTCCATTGAGCTGTACAAACAGTTCATCGAAGACGGCCTGCTGGAAGACTGACCGATTCCCCTGAGAGCCAAGCCAGTAAACGCTCTCAGGGTTCCTCTTGACATTTTCGGCAACCTATAACCCAGCTCTCGCAGTATGCCGAAAAACGTATATGAGATTAACTTAAGTTATGTCCACGGCATCCCCAACTCTCTCCGAGCAAATCGGACAGCTCCTCACACCTGAGCTCCTCAGGCTTCTCGATGAGCTGCACCCCCTCAGCCTCCCCAATCCCAACGACCCACCCTCTGTGATGTGGTTCAAGGTAGGGCAGCGCTCCATGATCGAAACCCTGCACGCTAAGTTTGCAGAGGTGAACGACCCCTCCTGAGGTACACCCCCACATGTGCAGTGCTCCCAGCGCCCCGAAGCAGCAGACCGTGGCACCCGCCCAGACTCCGGCCCCTATGGCCAATCCCGAGAACACCGCTAACGCGAACACTGTAGGTGGCCAACGGGCTGCCTCTACGGGCCGTAACGCTCTCCGTATTGACCTCGCTACCCCCGCCTCCTCGGCCTCTGGTCTCACCATCCCGCAGTAATGGCTGACGACAACGGCAGTCTCAAGGCTCGGTATGACAAGCTGAGCGGTGACCGGCTCGTGTTCCTAGAACGTGGCCGTGACTGCGCGAAGCTCACCATCCCCACCTTACTCCCCCCGGAGGGCTCCACTAGCTCCACCAAGTTCCCCACTCCGTACCAATCCTTTGGTGCCCGTGCGGTCAACAACTTGGCAGCTAAGCTCCTCCTGGCGTTGCTCCCTCCGAACTCCCCGTTCTTCCGCCTTGTGGTGGATGACGTGACCATGCAGAAGCTCACTGGCCGCCAAGACATGCGTGCCCAGATTGAGAATGCACTGAGCGGGATGGAGCGGTCAGTCATGACCAACATTGAAACAAGCACCATCCGCACCTCTGCATTCGAGGGTATCAAGCTCCTGCTCGTCACGGGCAACGTGTTGTTCTTCTTGGCCCCCAATGGCGGCATGAAGACCTTCCGTCTGGACCGTTACGTGGTCAAGCGGGACCCTATGGGTAACGTCTTGGAACACATCACGAAGGAGTGTGTGTCCCCGATGGAGCTCCCGGATAGCATCCGAGAGTTCGTACTGGCCAACAAGGCAGCGAATGACAATGAGGACGTGGTGGATGTCTACACCAGCGTGAAGCGCACCAAGAGCAACTGGGAGGTCTATCAAGAAGCCAATGGCATCGAGATTCCCGGTACGCGTGGCAGCTACCCGCTGAACAAGTCCCCCTGGATTCCCCTCCGGTTCATCGCTGTTGATGGCGAGGACTACGGACGTAGCTTCGTGGAAGAGTACCTGGGTGACATCAAGTCCCTCAACGCTCTCCGTAAGGCCATCGTACAGGGCTCCGCTGCTGCAGCCAAGGTTCTCTTCCTCGTCAAGCCGAACTCCACCACCAAGCTCCGCGTTCTCACTGAGAGTGAGTCAGGTGCAGTGAAGGAAGGCAACGCTGAGGATGTGAGCGTACTGCAGATGGAGAAGCAGGCTGACTTCGCTATCGCCAAGCAGACCTGTGACACGATTACCCAAGAGCTTAGCTTTGCCTTCCTCCTGAACACCGCCATCCAGCGTAATGGTGAGCGAGTGACAGCAGAGGAAATCCGATACATGGCTAACGAACTGGAAAGCTCTCTCGGTGGTGTCTACTCGACACTGAGCCAGGAGTTCCAGTTGCCCCTCGTACAGCGAGTGATGTTCCAGATGGAGCGCCAAGGGAAACTCCCGGTACTCCCTGAAGGAACCGTTAAGCCTGCCATCACCACTGGCATTGAGGCTATCGGACGTGGCAATGACCTCACGAAGCTGCAGCAGTTCATGACCTCCCTTGAGCAACTTGGTCCGCAAGTGGCACCCACGTATGTCAATATGGGTGACCTCATCAAGCGCACTGGGGCCTCACTGGGTATCGACATGAACGGCCTCATCAAGACCGATGAGCAAATTGCAGCAGCAGAGCAGCAAGCTCAGATGCAGAACATGCTTCAGACATTGGGCCCCAACGCTGTGAACCAGCTTGGCGGCATGGCTAAACAACACATGCAGGGCCAGCAACAAGCGGCCCCACAAGGACAGTAACATGGCAGACGCAATCCCGCTGGGTAGTGAACCCACGGCTCCCGTAGAGGTATCTCCGAAGAAGACCAAGGCCCCAGCTAAGGTCCTCGAAGATGGCTTCGCAATCCCGGAAGGTGCAGTTCAGCTTGAATCGCACGAAGCCTACCGGGTGGACAACTGATGGCTACTGAGAACGCAGCGGCCTCGACAGCCGTAGAAGGTCAGCCAGCACCGGGAACCCCGGAGTACGATGCAGCGATGGCTGCCAAGTACGATGCTGCCACTGGCAATGCGCCCCAAGCTGAGGCTCCGGTTCGCCCAGTTCACGTCCCGGAGAAGTTCTGGAACGCTGAGACTGGCGCAATCGACACCGAAGCGTGGGCTAAGAGCTACACCGAGTTGGAGCAGAAGCAATCCCAAGGTAAGCCTGCAGAGGCCGCAGCAGCACAAACGGCAACGGACGTGTCCACGCCCCCCGCTGATGCAGCTGAAGCTCTGGAATCGAAGGGGCTGAACCTCTCGGACTTCAGCACGGAGTTCGCTCAGGCAGGTGCCCTCTCGGAAGCCTCGTATCAGAAGCTCGAAGCTGCTGGCATCCCGAAGCCGATGGTTGATGCGTACATCGCAGGTCAGCAAGCTCTGGCCACGCAAGTTCGCGCACAGGGCCTTGAGGCAGCCGGCGGTGAAGAACAGTTCAACGCTATGGCAGCATGGGCCCGCAATGGTCTCACTCCGGGTGAGCTTCAGGCTTACAACGATGCTGTCACCTCGGGTACGGTGGACCAAGCTAAGCTGGCCATCACGGGCCTTAGGGCTCGCTATGAGGCAGCCAATGGCCGCGAACCGCAGCTCCTTGGTGGCAACAATTCGAATGGCGGTCAGGCTGGTTACGGCTCCCGCGCTGAGATGGTTGAAGCCATGAAGGACCCTCGATATGGCCGCGATGAAGCCTACCGCAAGTCGGTGGAAGCCAAACTCGCTGTCACCACGGCTTTCTAATCATGGGTAGCGACGCTAGCTAAACACAACAATGCCCCAATCCGCAGTTAAGGGTGTCGCAGTGAACGCAGCAGGGACCAAGATTGCCACGGCTGTGGCTCTTGGCTCTGCCAAGCTGGACACCACTAAACCCGCTCTCGACCACAGTACGTTGGTCACGCATGGGAGCCAGAAGATTACGGTGAAGTCAGCCATCAACATGGGTCTACTTGCAAGGGACTCTGCTGATGCGCTGGTGGAACTGAACGCTGCTACGGCAGCAACGAAAGTAACGAAGTAATCGCATCACCCATCTCTAAGCATTCCACGCAAGGAACACTTGGCCCTCTGAGGAGGACAACCATGCACACGTCCACGCCTAAGTCTGCTCTGAAGTGAACCCTCCAAGGCCACCCCCTGGCCGCTCTTTCATTTCACATTGGATTTACCCTTAAATGGCAAACGCAACAGTCCTGGCCGGTGGCCAGATTAACGGCGCAGGCGCAACCGATGCCCTGTTCCTCAAGGTCTATGGCGGTGAAGTTCTCACGGCATTCGACCAAAACAACGTGGTCATGCCCCTCCACACGGTCCGCACGATTAGCTCGGGCAAGTCGGCTCAGTTCCCGGCAACGTGGCGCGTCACGGGTGGTTACCACACCCCGGGTACGGAAATCGTTGGTCAGACTTCGAACCTGAACGAGCGCAACATCGTCATTGATGACTTGCTCGTATCGAGCGTGTTCATTGCTGACATTGACGAAGCGAAGTCGCACTTCGATTACCGCTCGGTCTACTCGCAGGAAACGGGCCGCTTCTTGGCAGCGAACTGGGACAAGAACGTGATGCAGGTTATGGCTCTCGCAGCCCGTGCTTCGGCTACGGTTACGGGTGCTGTTGGCGGCACGGTTCTCACCTCGGCTACCACGCTGTACAAGACCTCGGCAACGGACCTCGCTGCTGGCATCTACGCTGCAGTTCAGGCAATGGACGAGAAGGACATCCCCTCGACCTCGGAACGTAGCGCGCTGGTTCGTCCGGCTCAGTATTACCTCCTGGCGCAATCGACCGCGCTGGTGAACCGTGACTGGGCAGAAGGTAACGGCAACTATGGCACGGGCAAGATTCTGAAGATTGGCGGTGCAACCATCGTCAAGACGAACCATGTCCCGAGCACGGTGGTCAACACGGGCCCGACCGCTTACCAGGGTGACTTCACGAAGACGGCTGCAATCGTCACCACGAAGGAAGCTGTGGGCACGGTGAAGCTGCTGGACCTCTCGATGCGCATGTCGTATGACGAGCGTCGTCTGGGCACGCTGATTGTCAGCAAGTACGCAGTAGGTCATGGGGTCTTGCGCCCCGAGTGTGCTGTGGAACTGGCAACGACCACGTAATCTCAAGTAGCACCTGCAGCACCCATAGGGGGATTCTCTTTTCACGAAGAGGGTCCCCCTTTTTTCGTTTACTTCACAAGGGATTCCCCAATGGCATCCGCATTAATGACGGAACTCGAAGCAGTCAATATGTGCTTGGCTGCTATCGGAGAGTCTCCGGTCAACACTCTGAGCAATACCGGCCTCGCAGATGTAGCCAGTGCCCGAGCCAAGCTCCTCGAATTCAGCCGCACCGTTCAATCCACGGGATGGGCCTTCAACACCGAAGAGCAGTTCCCCCTCTCACGGGCAGCCGATGGGACCATCACGGCCCCCCTAAGCGCCCTCAAGGTCTCCATTGACCGAACCGTATCGAGCGCTCAAGTTGCCCTCCGTGGCTCGAAGCTCTACGACAAGGCCAACCATACCTACCTCTTCACCTCCGACCTCAAGGCCACGGTGGTTCTCTTCCTGGACTGGGATGAGCTTCCCCAAACTGCCCGCCAGTACATCGCTGTGTGCGCTGCCCGGTCTTTCCAAGGCAACAAC